CAGGTCAAGGCGTTTCAAGACGTCGTGCCCGGCACCGGACCTGCGGCGATTCGCAACAGCAACCGCCTGGTCTACTGCATCGCCGCACGATACGTCGGTACTTCGACGATCAACGTGCTGGGGGCCGACAGAGGCAAGGTCTATGTCATGAATGACATGGGCCCGCTCGCCACGTTCTCGGCCACCGCTACTACGACGGACACCACGAACGGCAAGATGCTCGGGGTGCTCGACGAGTACCTCAACATCGACGTGCGGCCAAACGACATCGTGTGGCTGGTCGTAAAGGGGCCGGTCACGGTCAACAAGGACAACGCTCTCATTGCCGCCCAAGGCAAGGTGCAGGTGTCGTCCTCCGGTGGCACGATCCAGACGCACACCTCCACGAATCCGATCGTGGGCGTGACCATCCGCCCTGGCGTCACTACAACCGGCACTTCGGCGGGTATCGGCTCGACGTTCACCGTGGGTAACGCCGCCGGCATCACCGTCGGCATGACGGTGTCGGGCACCGGCATCGCTGCCAACACGACCGTCACCGGGATCAGCGGCACCACCGTGACCGTGAGCCCGAACACGACGGGAGCCGTCAGCGGCAGCGTGATCTTTGGGGCCGGCTACAACGCCAACGAAACCACGGCGCGGATCAATCTGGAATGCGACCAGATTTGACGGCCCGACCTATCCGGAACCTTCGGACAGCCTGTCGGGTCTACCGGCAGGCTGTCGCCATTTGGTCATGGATCAAAGCCGTCTGTGCGAGCGTTGCGGGATTTCCTTCCCGCTTACTCAAGAGCATTTCGGACTTCGCGAAGGGGCTTTTCGCCCCTACTGCCGCACCTGCGGTAAGGCCGCCAAAAAAGCAGAACGGCGTCGAGCCAAAGCCAAGCGCCGGGCCGCTCTGGCAAAGGTTGAGGCGTCTGGTGTCGATTTCTGGCTTTCGCAGGTCAAGGCCGGCGGATCGAACATCCCCCATAGCGCCGAAGTCATCGAGCGCGTCATCGAATACTTCGGCGGCACCGGCGGATTCGCCGCCATGCTCGTCAAGCAGTATTACGACTCGCCGCCGGGGGGCAGCGCGAGGAACCGGCTGCTCGAAACGATCTGCCGGCTCGTCTCCAAGAACGTCGATCAAGGGGGCGTCAAACGGCCGCTCTCGCTCTGGTCCGAAGACGAACTCGAGCAAGAGTTGCAGGCCCGATTCCAACAGGCCGTGCAAGTGATCCAAGGGGAGGTTCACGATGGCAAAAAAGCCCAAAAGGCATCCCAAGCTCTCACCGCCGCGAATCCCGACGGTGCCCCGCCTGACGCAGTTCGAGCGGGACGAATTGAAGAACCTGCAGAACGAGCTGCGGGAACGGAAGATCGAGGCTCTCAAGCTCTATCGCCCGAACCCCAACCAGGAGGAGATTCATCGCTGTCGGGCGAGTGAAATCCTAGTCATCGGCGGAAACCGGTCGGGAAAATCGCTCTGCACATTCGTGGAGGATGCCCGGGCCGTCACCGGCCAAGACCCTTTCGACAAATACCCAAAGGAGAGCGGGATACTCGTCGTCATCGGAAAAGATTGGAAGCACCTAGGGCTCGTGTGTTTTCCCCTTCTGATGAAACCCGGTGCCTTCAAGATCATCAAGGACGCTGGCACCGGCGAATGGCGAGCGTTCGATCCGGTTCTCGACGCAGCCAGACGGAGCGAAGCCCGTCCCGCCCCGCCGCTTATCGCTCCGCGTTTCGTGAAGAAAATCAGTTGGCTTCTCAAAAGTGCCGGCTACTGCCAGAAGATTACGCTCACGACTGGCTGGGAGATTCACTTCTTCTCGAGCGAGGGCGAGCCTGTCCAGGGCTACCAGGCTGATCGCATCCACGTCGACGAAGACTTGAACGACGAGCGTTGGATCCCTGAGTCTCTCGCTCGCATCGTGGATCGCCGCGGCAAGTTCTGCTGGTCTGCGATGCCACACTCGACGAACAACGCCCTTCTCGGGATGAAGGAACGCGCCGACGCGAGCGAAGCAGAACTCGGCGACAAATCGTTGATTCGGCAGTTCCGACTACGGTTTCTCGACAACCCATACCTCGACGCCGACGAGAAGAAGGCGAGCATCGCCCGCTGGGCGGCCAGCGGCGAGGACGTCCTGCGGATGCGAGCGGAGGGCGACTTCACCGTGGACTCGGTGCTCGTCTACCCGTCCTTCGACATGAGCATCCACGGCTTTCCGCGGGATCAGCTCCCCGAGGGCCGCGTGCCATCCAACTGGTGCCGGTACGCCGTGGTGGACCCCGGGCACGCGGTCACGGCCGTACTGTTCGCCGCAGTGCCCCCAACCGATGACTTCTGGCTCGTCTACGACCAGCTCTACCTCCGGCAGTCCAACGCCGTCGTGTTCGGCGAGCAGTTCGCCAAAAAGGTGGAGGGGCAGCATTTCCACGCCTTTCTGATCGACGCCCACGGCGGTCGGCTTCGCGACATCGGCTCCGGCCGGTTGCCCGTCGAGCAATACACCGAGCAGCTCATGAAGCGGGGCGTGCGTTCGCAAATCACAGGCAGCTCATTCTTGGCGGGCTGCGATGACGTGATCGCCCGCTGTGAAAGTACGCGGGCGGCCATGCACATTCGGCCCAGCGGGTCGCCGCAACTGCGGATTCTGGCAGGCGCGGTTCCCGACCTTGAGCGAGAGATCAAGCGGTACCGAAAGATCGTCAACTACGTCAACGGGACGGCCATCGTCACGGACAAACCCAACACCCGGGGAGAGGTTCACCTCTGTCAGTGCTTGGAGTATCTGGCCGCCTACCGGCCGGCCTACCACAAGCCGCCGGTGACGCATCACGAAGTCGATCCCTGGTGGGTGAAGTGGCTCGAAAAACGCCGCCGCACCGCCGGCGAGCATAAGGGATCATTTGTATACTTAGGCCCACAAGGAGCCCATAACTGATGACCCAGTTCTCCATGCCCCGCCCGCAGCCGGGCGATCTGATCCTGTTTTCCACGGACATTCACCACTTCTCCAATCCGTGCATCGGATGGGTCACGGACGAGCGCGGTGAATGCACGGTGAACCTCTTGGCTTTCACCCCGACCGGCTTCGTGCAGAAGTCGAGCGTCCACCACAAAGACGATCCGGCCCTGCTGGAGAACCCGGGCTGGGAAGCACTGGGCTGCTGGGACTACGCCCCCCTCACAACGCTCATTCACAAGTTGGCGAACAATGGCCAAGCAAAGCCTGCCGGAAAGTAATCCGCTGCGCCAACTTGTTCGCACTTGGACGAAGAAGTTTGAGGCGGCGATCAAATACAAAAAGCCCTTCGCCGATGACGCGAAGGAGGCGGCGCTCTTCTACGATGGCGACCACAACTGGATGTGGAAGGATGCCTACGCCCGTGGAGAGCGTGGCTACAACAGTTCAATCGCTCCGCCTGCGTTCCGGATGCAGGTCAACAAGGTCTTTGAGTTGATCGAGATCTTTGGGGCTGTCATTTACCACCGGAATCCCGTGCGGACGGTGACGGTGCTGCAACAGCCAGACCTGCCGCCCGAAGCCTACGGTCTGCCGGCAGACATGAGCATGTTGTCGCCCGAGCAGACGCAACTCATGGCGGTCGCCCAGGCCGACGCCGAGTCCCGCATGAGCCGGGACATCGCTAAGCAATTGCTGGAAGCGTATCTCAACTACACCCCCAACGAACTCGACCTCAAGCGTCAAGCAAAGAAGTTCGTGAACGAAGGGCTGATGAAGGGCATGGGCGTGCTCTGGCCCGAGCTGGTCGAGATTCCCGGCGAGCAGCCAATTCGGATGGTCGGGAGTTTCTACGACTCGGTCGACAACCTGCTGATCGACCCAGACTTCGACAACATGGACGATATGCTCTGGTGCGCTCGTCGTTGCGTCCGTCCACTCGAGGAAGTCGCCGCCGAGTATGGGATTCCGGAGGAAGAACTCGGCAAGCATCTCGACGGCAACACCGAGATCAAGGCCGACAACGAACCGCGATCCTCGAAGCGCAAATCTGGACAGACCCAAAGGCTCGTCACCTACTACAAGGTCTGGAGCAAGTGTGGCGCCGGTGACCGGTTCAAAGACGCACCGGAAAAGAGTCGGGGCATATTCGACGCACTTGGAAAATACTGCTACCTCGTCATCTGCGAAGGTGTCGACTATCCGCTGAACCTCCCGCCGTCGGTGTTGCAGGAAGACGTAGATCCGCAGGCGGGCATCCCGCAGAGCGTGATGCTCCGCACCGCCTGGCCAGTGCCCTACTACGTTGACCCCGGCGGCTGGCCCTTCGTCCCGCTCGCTTTCCACCCGAAGCCCGGGTACGCGTGGCCCATCTCCCACATCAAACCGGGAGTGGCGGAGCTTCGGATGCTGAACTGGGGCATGTCCTTCCTCGCCAGCCGCATCGCGACCAGTTGCGAAACGATCATCGCGGTGCAGAAGGCAGCCGACCAGGAACTCAAAGATCAGTTGCTCTCGCCCAGCGAGGGTGGCTTCAAGATTATCGAACTGGCCGAGTTGCTTGGCCGGCGGATCGAGGACGTCATCAGTACCTTCCAGATGCCGCAGGTGACGAAAGACCTGTGGGACATTCTGACCGCCGTGGCAGAGCAGTTCGCACAACGCACGGGACTCACTGAGCTGGTTCACGGATACACCCGAGCCCAGTTCAGAAGTGCCGCCGAAGCAACGATCAAACAGGAGAACGTGGCGGTCAGGCCCGACTCCATGGCGAACGAGTTGGAGGACGCCATGTCCACGCTGGCCCGCCGAGAGGCTCTGGCCGTGAGATGGCTACTCGAGCCGAGCGACGTCGCGCCGGTGCTTGGCCCGATGGGCGCGATCGCGTGGGAGCAACACGTCGCAAAGCGAGATCTGACGAGCCTCACCCGAGACTTCTTGTTTCGGGTCGAGGCTGGCAGCGCACGCAAACCGAACAAATCGAGCCGCGTCGAGCAGATGACGCTGGCCATTCAAACACTGGGGCCGATCTTGGCTCCGCTTGCAACCGGGGGGGTAGTCGAGCCTTTCAACGCCCTAATGAGGGACTGGGCGATGAGTCTCGACATCGATGCAGCTCCGTACCTCATCCCCCCGCCGCCCCCCCCGCCCGAAGCGCCGCTCGGCCTGCCACCCCCTCCCGCGGGCCCGCAGGCTGCTTCGGCGGGGGGCGGTTTGCCGCCGGAACTGACCGGCTAAGCGCGGTGGGATGCACTCCCAGGTGCTCCCATGCAAGACGTACCAGCGGACATTCAGCGAGCCGGTTCTCATGCAGTGCGCATGTATGCGCGGCTGTTATCGGAAGGATACGGCCATCGCTGGGCAGAGATGTGTGCGCTGCAGCAGCCCCCGGGCGTGAAGGGAACCGATCGGGCCGTCATGCAAGGCCGCTACGCCGAGCAGTGGCTCGACGAGATGCCC